GGATCAATGCGATTGGCAGGCCCTCGAACGGCACGGTGCTGAAGCTGAACGCGGTGGGCAGGGTTTCTTGGCTCTTGGCCTCGATTTCATCCATGGAGCTGCGGCTGCCCTTGAAGTCGCCGACCACGCTGTCGCGCTGGGCGGTGGCCTTGATGGTCATTCTGCGGATGCCCGAAATGGCCTGGGCGATGGACAGGGTTTCATCGCCGGCGCTGGCCTGCAGGTGCGGAGCCCAGTCTTCCAGCCATTCGGCCAGTTGCTGTTGGCTGAGGGGGCGCCCGAGGATGGCTTGCAGGGCCGAGTAGGCGGCGGTGGGCTTGAGGGTGAGGGTGGCGGTGTCGTCGCCGTGGCCGGCGTCATGGTTTGCGCCCAGGTTGAAGATGATGTGGGCGGCCATGGCGTCCTGATCGACAAAGCCACGCCCCTCGAAATCGATATACGCGTGGTGCTCGACGTATTTTGCGAAGTCGCGCAGGGCATGGGTCTTGAGGGCGCCGCGGAAGCGATCGCGCTGCGGCTTGAACTGTTCCAGGGTGCGCAGGGTGGCGCTCTCGGGCAGCACGACGATATCGCTGCCACCATCAATGCTGATCGGGTGGGAGGCGGCGATCAGGGCTTGGGCTTCGATGTGTTGGATTGCTTCTTTGGTCAGGGACATGCTGTGTTTCCTTGGTGAGTGGTTGGGGTGCGCGGCTTAAACTTCGCGGGCCGGTACAGGGGTTTCGGCGCGCTTGAACAGCTGCGCGGTGGGGTCGCTCTGGAACAGCTCGATGCCGTTGCCGGTGACGTACATCGGCGTATCGAGCGCAGTGTCTTCGCGCTTGGTGCCGCGCTTGGTCGGCTGGGCGAAGTCGAGCTTGTGGTTGATCTTCACCTGGTTGGATTCGCCGATCTGGCTGAGCTCCAGGGTGATGACGACCTTGCCCTTTTTTCCGTACTCGACCACGCCCGCTGCGACGTCGGACAGGGCGCGGCCTACTTGGTCGGCGAATACGCCGGCGTTGAGTGAGTTGATGAACTCGGTGGTGTCGGTGGCTTTCATGTGCTGTGCCTCTTTGTGGGTGGTGTTCCCCTGGTGGGGTGGTTATGCCGCGTCTGCGGCGGCTGCTTGGCGGTCAAGCCAGGCAGCCAGGTGGTGCAGGTAGATGATCCACGGCGCGCCCGGCAGATCGTTGGCGCGGCTTAGCCGAAGGTCGAGCCGGCCGGAGTCCACGTGCCGGCGCAATGCGCGCAGGCTCGGGATGTTGGGCATGTGGTCAGCCAGTAGCTGTTCGGCGCTGATGTAGTTGGCCGGGTAATGGCTGCGCAGCTGTTCAAGGGTGGTGGTCACTGTTGGGCCTCCCCGCGCCCCGCCGTGAAGCGCAGGCGGATGATTTCGGTGATGCCCTCAATGCTCTTGCCGATCTGGCGGGTGACTACGTTGCCGGCGGCATCGGTGATCACGCAGCCGTAGTTCACGGGCGGGTCATCGGTTAGCGTGACGTGGGGCAGGTGGCCGCGTGGGGTGACGGCCAGCAGGCTGCTGTAGAAGCGCGGCAGGTCGTCTGCATGCGGGTGGTTGCCTTGCAGGTGCTGGACGGCTTCGGCGCAGACGTCGCGCACCGTCTCTTGGCTGACGGTGCAGGGGTGGTCCAGGTGCACGCTGACCAGTTTCAGGGCACCGATGGCGTGGGCTATGGCGCTGGGCTTGTTCATGCGGCGGCATCCTTCTTGATTACGGGGATTGCCAGCTGCGCGGCCAACCAGGCAATGCCCAACTCGGTGACCATCACCACGCCGTAGTGGCTCCAGCCGTTGATGGCTTTGTTCCAGCGGCTGCGGGTGTCGACGTACAGGTGGCCCTGGTCGCGGTAGCGGCTGACCAGTTCGCCCTGGTGGCTGATGACGCCGCGCTCGCGCAACTGTTCGCGCAGCTTGCGAGGGCGCAGGCCGAGGACGGCGGCGGCTTGGTTGAGGTCGCGGTTCATGGCGGTGGCCTCAGGCTGCGCGGCGCTGCGCATGGCGGCGCTGCAGGTGGATCATTAGCGAGTTCAGCTCTGAGTAGAACTCGTTGATGCTGCCCTCGTTGTGGATCACCACGTCGTGGTCGGTCACATGCAGGCGCGCCTCGCTGCTGTGGGCCGCCACCTGCTGGGCGTCACCGCGCAGGATGTGCACCACGTAGCCGCCCTGGCTGCGGATCCACCGGGCCTCATTCTCGAAGCGCACGTCGCGGATCACGATGCCGCTGTAGCGCGTTTGGTCGCACTCCAGCTGGTTGGCGATGTGCTGCTCGGCCAGCAGCAGCCAGAGCTGGTCGTGCACCAGGTTGCGGCCCCATTCCGTGCCGAGTAACTGCATGAGCTGGCGAGGGGATTTGCCGATCGCCGGCAAGGGCAGCTCTTTCAGTGCGCCCTCGATATGCGCGGCGGTGAGGCTGAACATGTTCGCCAGCGCGACCTTGAGCGGGTCGGCAAAGGCATAGCTGAGCAGCGCGTAATGCGCGGCCAGGTAGGTTGCGGCCGTGTCTTTGCCGGTGCGGGCCAGACCGTGCAGGCCGACCAGGAGCTGGTTCATGCGGCCCCCTCGGCGTTGCCGGCCAGGAATGGCTCAAGATCGGCCAGCAGGGCTTCCAGCTCGCTGAGGTTGCGCGCCTCTGCCTGGGCGGTGTTCTGCCAGGAGTACCCCGGGGCGTTCTCCCAGTAAACGGCCTGCTCCAGCGCCCGCTCGGGGTGCTCGCCCTTTCGGTGGCGGGTGGTGGCCGGCAGGACGTAAACGTCCAGCAGGCGCACATGGGCGTTGAGGCAGACGTGCACGTGCCACTGGCCCTGGCTGGTGATGCGCAGGCTGGTGGCGATGATCTGCAGGATGATTGCTTCGATAGCCGGGCTCACGCTGCACCGCCCCAAGGCCCAAAGTCCTCGAATGCTGGCAGGGTGATGGTGGGCTGCTTGAGTTGCGGGCGGCCGCCGGCGAGCACGATCAGTTGGCCGGTGGCCAGCTGGATGCTGCGAATGGTGCTGGGGTTGGCTGCTGTCGGGTGTAGGTACACCGGGCAGCGGGTGGTGGGGCGTGCTGTGTCCATGGTCGCGATCCCTTGGTGAGTGGGTACGCGACACACGTTACCTAATGGTAAAAGGTTTGGTCAATACCTTTTGGTAAAAGAATTCCTTTTTTGGCAATAACCCTCGCGTTCGGCGCGGCTTGCCGGCTTGGTGTCGGCGGTATTGGGAGCGGCGGGGGCCGGGGCTCAATATTTTATTTTGCTCGGCGGCACGATGCCGCCCACGTAGTGGATCTGCTCGATGTCGCTGCGGGCGATGGTCAGGCGCCCATAGCCGTCGTTGACGGCCATCAGGCTGACCTCTTCGGCGTTCTCGTAGAGCAGCTCTTTGACCATGCTCTGACCGTCATTGCAGCGCACCATAACGTATTCGCCGGGTATCAGCTGGTGGTTTGGCTCGCACCACACCACCCAGCCGCTGCGGATGGCGGGGGCCATGGAGTCACCCTTGACGCGCAGCGAGTAGGCGTCCGGGTCTGTGGTGGGGACGTCGAGCCAGCCGTCGGCAACGGCTAGGGCGTCCCAATATCCTTCTGGGCCCAATTGAGCTATCCCTACTATTTTGGTTCGCCGAAACGGCCGGATGAGATCGGGGCCAGGTTGCAGCGGGGAGTCCTTTATGTAGGCGCCGCCATTTTCATTCATCTGATTCCTGTCGCTTGGGATGTCCAGCGCGCCCGGGGCGAGCCCTAAGCTCTCCTCAATGTGGCGGGCAAATTTCTCGCCAAAGGATTTCTGGTTTTTGCCCGGCTCGGCCAGGCAGCTGGAGATATAGCTGGGTTGCCGTTCAATGGCGGCAGCCAATGCACTTTTATTGCCTGAGTACCTGGCGGCGATGAGTGCGGCCAGGTTCGCTCGTCTGATGTCTTGGATATCCATGCGCCGATCATTCCCGAGCGTTACATAAAAGTAAATTACCGAAAGGTGTTGATATTTAGTTACCATTAGGTAAATATCGGCGCAGCAATGAAGGAGGCACGCTTGATGCGAACCAAACGAATGAAATTACTCGATTACATAAAGGGCCTGGATAAGGCGCAGCTAGAGGCGTTTGCTGCTGACTGCTCGACTACTGTCGGTCAGCTGAAGCAAGTCGCCTATGGCCGCCGTGCGGGTGCTGAACTGGTTATCGCGATTGATCGAAGCTCTGCGGGATTAGTGCCTTGCGAAACGCTGCGCCCTGACATCGATTGGCAATACCTACGCGGCCAACCATCAAAGCAGGCGGCCTGAGCGGGATGCACGGGGACGGGCCCACTGTGATGATTGGCGGTATTTCGCTGGTTGAAGTTGCGGCGCTTAGTCTTGAGCAGCGCATTGCCTTGGTCGAACAGCACCTGATGACCCTGCTTGGGGTGGTGCACGGCATACATGAGGAGATTGAGCGCGAAGCGGATGACGAGCATATCGATCCTTGATTGACCCTACGGGGTAACGACTCACCAAGAGCACTGCCCGCTGCGGGCACAGCAGATAGAAAGTAGCAGCGGGGCCGGGCCCGGGCGCCTCACCAGCAGACCGGGGCCGGCATTAGGCCACTAGGCCAAGAGCAACAAACCTGACGCCACGGCGGCAGGTGCAATAGAGGCCGGGACACAGGGCGTTCACTCGCAAAAGATTCAGCCCTGGTCCTGGCGTTCCGGAAAACGGGTACCACCCCTGATTTCCTCAACAGCGCCACCCCTGGGACACAGCACGTATATCAGGGCTGGCGACTGCTGTAGCCATAGAATAGGGCAGGCCCCAAACCATGGCTATGGTAGTTGGCAGGAATTACTACCATGACGCATCAGCACGATGTAGATACAGGCGGCCCAACCGTGCCGCTGGAAGTGGCGATCGACTCCGATTGCCGTGAGTTCCGCGGTGGCCACAAGGCCGTTTGCGCGATGTTGGGCGAGGCCTACGGGCCGTTTCAAAAACGCCTGAGCTGTTCTTACCCCGACCATCACCTGCATGCCGAGAGCGCGGCGCGCGTCATTGAACTGGTGCGCGGCCCGGCCGTGCGCCTGTGGTTCGAGCAGGTGTATGGGGTGGTGTCATACCAGCCGACCCCTGTGCCAGCCACTCGCGATGCGATGCAGGCGCTGGGCAAGCTGTTGGCCAAGGAGGGTGAGTTTGTCGCCAGCCTGGCCAGCGGTGCGGCGGACAGCGCGTGGGAGCGCTGCGAGGTGTTGGAGCTTGAGGCGCACGGCTTTGAGCTGATCAGCAAGCTGCTGGGGATCATGGCCGGTGCACGGCAGTCGATGGAGGGTGCTAACCATGGCTGATGTCATTGATACCGCTAACGATCACGCGGACTACCTGCTGCAGCTGTCCATCGCGCAACACCAGCGCCGGACTGCTGGCCATGCCACCAGCGCGGAGTTTTGCGACTCTTGCGGGATTGATATCCCCGAGGCCCGCCGCATTGCGGTACCGGGCTGCCAGTTTTGCATTGATTGCCAGCAGATCAGGGAGTCGCGGCGTGGCTGATCAAATACCTGTTTCGCTTGAAGACTTGCGCGTGCTGCTGCGTTTTATCCCGGCCTCGGATCGCGAGACCTGGGTGCAGGTGGGCATGGGCATCAAGGCCGAGTTTGGCGCGGATGGCTGGGATGCGTGGGACACCTGGAGTCAGTCCGGTACCGGGTACAAGTTGAGTGATGCCAAGTCGGTGTGGAAGTCGTTCCGCAAGGGCGGTACCGGCCTGGGCACGGTGATCAAGCTGGCGATGGATAACGGTTGGACCCCGGATAAAACCGAGCTGTCCGCCGAGGAGAAGCGCCGGTTTGCCCGTGAGCATGAGGCGCGCAGGGTTGCCCGGCAGGCGCAGGTTGAGGCCGATGAGGCGCTGCTGACGCGCATGCGCGAGCTGCTGGCGGCTCAGTGTGGGTTGATTTGGGCCGAGCATGTGACGGCTGACGGCAAGAGCGCCTACCTGGATAAAAAACAGGTGGGCGCTTTTGCTGTGGGCTTCATGCGCCACACGGTGGTACTGGAGATCGACGACCAGGCCGAGCGTTGCCAGCTGTGGGTGGGTGAGGATGCGGCGACGTATTTGAAGAATGTGCCCAACCCTCGGCCTGCGCATCTGTCGATGCTGGTGTTGAAGCGCGGCGACATGGTTATGCCGCTGCGCGATGGCGCCGGGCTTATCCACACCCTGCAGCACATCAGCAGCGCGGGTAAGAAGCTGTTCCCCAAGTACGGCCGCAAGAGCGGCTGTTTTCATGCGCTGGCGGAGCTGGCCGGGGCCGACGTGATCGGCCTGGCCGAGGGCTACGCGACGGCGGCGAGCTGCCAGATGGCGGCCGGATGGGCCATGGTCGCGGGTATCGACTCGGGCAATCTGCCCAAGGTGGCGGCCATCCTGCGCGAGCAGTACCCGGCGGCGCGCCTGATGCTGTGCGGAGACGATGACCCAGATAAGCCGGGCAACCCGGGGCGCACTAAGGCCGAGTTGGCGGCGCGGCAGTGTGGCGCGGTGGCGGTGTTCCCGCTGGGCGATGCGGGCAAGGATTGGAACGACTTGCATGCAGCCAGCGGCCTCGATGCGGTACGCGAGCAGCTGTTGGCGGGGCTGGCGGTTGAGCCTGCTTCGGAGGTTCGCCGCGCCCTTGAGGAGTTTGATGCGCTGCTCGGTGAGGATCTTCCCCTGGCCCCATCTGTGGGTGAGCCCGCGGCGCCGAGCGGCGCCTCCGACAACGGGGGGGCGGGGGAGGGGATGACCAGTGACCGGGTGCTGCGGCGGTATTCACTGGTCGAGGGGACTACCACGGTTTGGGATATCGATCGGGCCGCGGTGATGAAGAAGTCGGCGTTCGAGCTGCGCGTCGGTAAGCCGCTGGCCAAGGAGTGGTTCGAGAATCCGCAGAAGCGCCTGGTGACGGCTGAGTGGGTGCGGGGCATCGAGCAGGCCAAGCGGATGGCCGGCAAGAAGGCCGGCGCGCTGGGTATGCCGCCGCTCGAGCGTTATGTGTACATCGATGGCACCAAGGACGTTTGGGATAAGCAGAAGAAGCGCCGGGTACCGGAAGGCGCGGTGAAGATGGCGCTGGGTGATGCGTACGCGCTGTGGCTGAACAGCGGCGAACGGCGGGTGGTGGATGTGAACAATATTGTGTTCGATCCGACCATGCGCTGCGCCGATGATCACATCAATACCTTTGAGGGGTTGCCGCTTGAGCCGGTGCGTGATGATGCCTCCTGCGAGAACCTGCGCTGGCTGATTTCATTTTTGTGCAACCACGATGAGGAGGCGGCAACCTGGTTGATCCGTTGGATGGCGTACCCGTTGCAGCACCTGGGGGCGAAGCTGGACACGGCGGTGCTGATGCATTCGATCACGGAGGGCTCGGGCAAGAGCCTGCTGTTTGCCGATGCGATGGGGATGCTGTACGGCCAGTACGCGGCAACGGTTGGGCAGACGCAGTTGGAGTCGAACTTCAACGCCTGGCAGAGCGGCAAGCTGTGGGCGGTGTTCGAGGAGGTGGTCAGCCGGGACCAGCGTTACAACCAGGTGGGCAAGATCAAGCATCTGATCACGGGCAAGACGGCGCGGATGGAGTCGAAGTTCATCAATGGTTGGGAGGAATCCAACCATATGAACGCGGTGTTCCTGAGCAACGAGATCCTGCCGTGGCCGATCAGTGAGAGCGACCGGCGCATGCTGGTGATGTGGCCGATGGATACGCTGCCCGATGCGCGGCAGAAGGCGATCGGCAAGGAGCTGGAGAACGGCGGGGTGGCAGCGCTGTATGCGTGGCTGCTAGCGGTTGACCTTGGCACCTTTGACCAGCGCACCAGGCCGCCGAAAACCGAGGCGCGCGAGCGTTTGGTGGCATTGAGCCGGGCAGGCTGGCAGACCTTTTTGCATCAGTGGCGCTGGGGCGAGTTGGGCCACGGCTTGTGGGGGGCGTGCCTGTCGACGGACCTCTATGCGCTGTTTTTGGAGTGGTGCAACCGCAACAAGGAACACGCGATGAGCCAGACGAAGTTCAGTCTGTTCATCAGCTCCGAGGTACCGAAGACGCGATCTATCCCGTTTATGGAGGGCAAGGTGCGGCGCTTTGGTGCGTTGTTTGTGCCGGATCATCCCGAGGCTTCCCAGCCCCCATCATTGAAGGCAGAAGCGCTGGGCCAGATGGTGGCGGCGTGGCGTGGTATGGCGCGCGAGGCCGGATGGCGGGTGGAGTCGTGGGACCATCTGAAGGTGGGCGCAGCATGAGAACAAACAAAAGTGTGTTGGGTGTGTTGGGTATGTGTTGGGTTGATTTTGCCAACCCGACACAGGTTGAGGCTAGCAACGGCGCGGCTTTGCGCGGTGTGTGTTGGGTGTGTTGGGTTTGGCGTCGTGCGCGCGCGTGCGCTTTAAATATTGATCAGCAAAAAGGGGCATGTTTTTTTTCTTATGCGAGGCCTGAAAAACCCAACACACCCAACACACTCAACACAGAAGCTTTAAAGACTTTGATTTGTAAGGGGTTTAGGTGTGTTGGGTTTGTGTTGGGTATGGCTGTTTTGTGTTGGGTTTGGATTCTGGCGGGGGTAAAGCCATGATTGAGGCTATGGAAGTCCTGCTGTGCGCCTGGGGCCAAGAGGTTTTGAGCCCGACGATTGATGTGAGCATATCCTCGCCGCTCGGGCGGACTGATGAGGAGTCTGGCGGTGCAGGCGGTGGCCGGTGTTTATCCACTGTTGAGTTTTGGGTGGAGATGAGTCGGGCGGCGCAGGCGGTGGATGCGGCACTGGCAGGGTTGGCCGGCGATGTAGCGCCTGGGCTTGGTGCGTTAGGCCGGACGATGGTGCAACTGGCCCTGGTGCGCTACTGCACTGTGCCGCGGGCGACGGTTGCCAATCAGAGCCGCCGCCTGGGGATCTCGGTACGCACCTACCGCACCCGAGTGGATGCCCTGCATGCGCAGCTGCTGGCTGTGCTGCCCGGGGTTATTGCGCAGTTGGATCGAGCTGAGCGCGGGTTGGCTGCCAATAAGGCTGCGGCTGAGCGGGCACGTGCTGCGCGGAAGGTTTCGCGCACTGAACAGCTCAGGTTGGATCGGCGATTGGTGGCAAGGAAGGCCCGCGCGGGGGCTGCCTGATTGCTACCGCTCGTCGGCGCGTTTTGCAGGTTGTTAGCGGTTTGCTAGCAGGTTGCGCGCAGGTGGTAACCATGGGTTTTTTGGTGGTTGCTGGCGTTGCATGTCAAGGGGTACAAAGCGTGCAGGATTTGTTGCTGTGCCCGCGACAACCACCAAGCACGTGCTGTGCGCCGACCGGCCCGCTCCGGTCAACCGCCCCCGAAAGGGGGCAACTCTTCCAAGGCCTCGCCCAACCACGGCGGGGCTTTTCGTTTCTGGCTATCGAGGCGCCGTGATGACTCAAGAGCAACAGCAGGCCTTGGCCGAGCTGCCCGTTTGGGTGGTGATCGTGATTGCAGTGGTGGCTGGCTTCAGCGGCGAGATGTGGCGCGCCGACAAGGCCGGCCTGCGCGGCTGGGCGCTGGTGTACCGGGTGATCCTCCGGGCCGGCGCCTCGGTGGTGTTTGGGCTGTCGACCATGCTGCTGATCTGGGCCGCCGACGCGCATGTGCTGGTGGCCGCCGCTGTCGGCTTCGTCGTCGCAACCATGGGTGCGGATGTAGCCAGCGGCCTGTACGAACGCTGGATCGCCAAGCGCGCCGGAGTTTGTGATGTGCCGGCAGGTAAGCAAGATCGGGAGGTGTGAGCGGTTAACGCTGGAGGCGGCTTGTGATCAAGATAGAGGCCAGAGGGTTGAATGAGCGGCTGGATATGCTCACGGACCTTGAGCGCAACCAGATCCCTTTCGCGATGGCGCTGACCCTGACCCAGACGGCGAAGATGGTAGAGCGCCGGCTGGTGGACGAGATACGGACTGTATTCGACCGCCCGACCAGATGGACGACCAATAGCCTGCGTGTATTCCCTGCAACCAAGCAGAAGCTGGTCGCGCGGGTCTGGATGAAGAACGAGGCGGATGGCGGCGGAATCCCTCCCACCAAGTGGCTGACCCCTCACGTATACGGCGGCCAGCGCGAGGACAAACGCAGCGAGAAGCTGCTGCGCGCCAAGGGCCTGCTGCCATCCGGCATGTACATAGTGCCGGGGCGTGATGCCAAGCTCGACGGCTTCGGCAACATCGGCCGAGGGCAGATCCAGAAGATCATGTCAGGCCTGGCCGCCCAACAAGACAGCTACTCGAATAGCACGGACAGTCGCAGGAGCAGAGGCAACCTAAATCGGTTCTTTGTCATGCGGCGCGGCGGCCAGGCTATCGGTGTTGCTGAGCGCACTGGAAAGGGTAAGGACAGGATAAAGATGCTCCTCGCGTTCGTGTCCCGGCCAGGGTATCGAAAGGACTTCGACTTCTTCGCCATTGCTGACCGTGAAGCAGAAGATCAGTTGCCAATTCAGTTCGAGCTGGCGCTGGCCAGAGCCCTGGCGACCCGCCGTCGATGACGCACCGTCATGGTGCACGCCCGGGGCCCCTGGGGAGTCTGGGCCGTCAAGGGTAATTCGAACCCCGCTCTCGCGGTAGTGGGTGGGGTTGGAAGTTAGTTAACAGGGTTAATTCGGTTAACCCCCGCGCGGCTTTAGGTTAACAGGGTGAATTCATGACGGTCATGTCAAAGGCTGAGTTCGCGGATAGCCGCGGCTGGTCTCGGCCGTATGTTTCCAAGCTGGGTAAGCAGGGGCGACTGGTGCTGACCGAGGCCGGCAAGGTTGACGTCGAGGCCACCCTGGCGCTGCTCAGCGACACCGCCGACCCCAGCAAGACCGGCGTTGCAGAACGGCACCAGCAGGAGCGAGTCGAGAAGGGTGTCCACGCGCTGGTTTCGCCGCTGGCCCCGCCTTCTTCCCTTCCAACTAGTGGTGGGGGGGATACCTACCAAAAAGCGCGTGCGCACCGCGAAACGTACCTGGCACTGCTTGCCGAGGACGAGTTCCTGAAAGGTCGAGGCGCGCTAGTTGAGCGCGTCGCTGTAGATCGCGCCGCCTTCTCCGCGGCGCGCACCCTGCGCGATCTGATCCTCGGCCTGCCGCCCAAAGCGGCGGG